GGCTGTTGCGCCGCCTTTTACGAGGATGTAATCTCCGATTTTAAGGTGGCTGGTTGGGATGGCCGGGGCGACCGGGTTTGTGGAAGCCGAGGATCCTTTAAGATAATCGACTTCTGCGTTTGCGCCGATGACAAATGCGTCGTAGCGATAGAAACCGGCGCCGGGGGCGGCGTCGAGTGTTTCGGTGTGCAGGACGGTTCCCATGTAATTTGATCCGACACCAAGGGTCATGGGGGCCGGGTCGTTCATGACGGTGGCGTCTCCGGTAAGGCCGCCGGTGTAGGTGTACACAACGCCTGCGATGCGGAATGTTCCGGCTGAGATGATGACACCCATTGATTCTGGGGTTGTGGCTGTCATTTTAAGGCCGGACAGGATCATATCCGGAAGTGACGGCGCCGGGGGCATGACCGCACCTTCAACGGGGATGGGGATGGCGCGGCCCTCTCCGATGACTTCTACATATCCGCGCACGCCAGATCTGTGCAGGATCCGGACTGCGTTTCCGGGTTTAAGCCAGTAGGGTTGAGACTTCCAGTTCCTGGGGTAGTGGGCGAGGATTAATTCGCTGCTGCCCTGGATTTTTACGGTGCAGCGGTAGTTGCCGTCATCAATTGTCCATAGCACAGCGTCCCGGGTTTCGGTGCCGCGTGCGGCTCGGCTGTCTACGTATTTCTGAGCATATTTTTTCCCGTATAATTTCATGACAGCCACCAGCCTTCGATGCGATCTATCACGCCGCCGTCTGCCGACCCTTCTGGCTTGGAATAGGTTCTGGAAAGCGATGTGATATAGATGTTCATTGCCTGGCCAGAGTAGGGGTGAACGATCTGAATGATGTCTCCGATTTCATCTTGCAGATGGGCGATTTTTTCAAATGTTACGCGAGACCGCTGAGCGATTACGACTGCCATTTCACGGTCTGCAACGAGTTGACAATTGGCAACGTCGTAGCAGAACGGGTCATCTATTTCTGTTTTGATGATGGTGGCGAGTTCACGTTGCAGATCGTAATCATTGGCCTCGGCTTGGAATGTTTGTTTTTCGCTGCCGGTGGGCCGGGCGTAAATATCAAATGAGTAGTTTGCGACGGCCGCCAGCAGATAAAAAACAATGCTTGTTAAAATAGCGCAGGCAAAAATATAATATCCGCATTCGAGCGTACAAGTCATTGCGACTGCTGCCATGGCCACAAGGGCTGCAATGGATGATACGACAACAAGGATCAAGTCCGGGGCGGCGATGTAAACCTCGACATAATATCCGTCGGCGTCGATGGTTGACATCGAGACCTCTCCGCCGCCTTTTTCCACAAACAGCACGTTGATTGACGGGGATTCGATGTTTGCAAGTCTGGGAAGCCTGGCCTTTGCTTTTTGATCATCTGAAAAATAATAGCGTTTGGTCTCGCTGCATCCCCACCAGCCCATGGTTCCGGCGTCTGATGTCATCAGCTCTTCGGCATAGGTTACCTCGATAAAATACCTGCCTTCGCCTTTTACGATCACCTGGTTGACAAAATCTCCGTAACTGTCATCTGGGCTGAATCCGATAAGCGAATTTGCGGATGTGTAAATGTGGGCCGGGCTTGCGGTAAGGGCAATCTGGCGGATCGTAAATTTTCCGGTAACATCAAAAAACGGATAATATCCCCAGTGGTCGGTGATGTCTTTGATGCAGTCCATTGTTTTTGTGTCGATCCACTGGTGATCGATGGTGTGTCCTCCGACAAGATCATTTGGAAGATCAACCTGGGTTTCTGCGTTCAGGTTTCCGTGGGTGGTTACCAGATCGAGAAGTACGTCGGCCGGGTTTGCAGCATCGTAAAACTCTGTTGCGGTAATTGTGGACTGCTGCCACAGGGTGCGGATATCCTCACATGTTACCCGCATGATCGGGTGTTCTCCGCGCCGGTAGGTCATGCTTTTTTCGGTGACGATAAAAGACCCCTGGGCCTGCATGGTTTCAACACCGGATATCATCTCTCCCAGTTGAAAGAGGATAAGCCGGCCTTTTTTAAGTGACGGGGCAAGGGTTGATTGCAGATTGTAGGGATCAAAGAGATGCCCGTTTGCAACGGAGAAACTGAGTTTGTTTGCGCTTTCGATATCCCATGAAAGCGTTGCCTCTCCGGTAAGGTAATCTGTAATCTCTTTTTGTGATTCGTCTACATCCCAGATAGATGACAGTTCAGATCCGTCTTTTCGCGTCCAAACTCCCCACAGGTAATCGCCAGAGTCTTTGATTACGGCCATTTCATAGTCAAGAACACCCTGGGTCAGATTGGCCTCGGATCCATAAGTGCCCGGCTCGGTAAAGTCTCCTATTCGGTAAACGGTCTGTTTGTAGTCTCCGGTTTCGGAGAACATGACGACACCTTTCCAGAGTGTGGAGACGTTACCGGCTGCTGCGAAAATGTTTCCGGTGGCCGGGTCGTACTCCACATCGAAAAAGACGTTTGATCCGTCTGGCGTAAGGCCTGGAACTGTGTCTGCGTTGTATGATGTCCAGGATCCACTTAAGGTATCGAAAATCTGTATTCCGTAGCCTTGGGTTGAGATAACCAAACGGCCGTCGCCTGTGGCCACTTTTCGCCATAATGCAAAATCGTTTACGCCTGCGGCATAGGTTGGGGTGATGTATGCGATGCTGTCTGATGAAAGGTTGATGTCTACAAGTCCGCGCCGGTCTGCCTGGTCATATCCGGCCTGGTAGGGGAAATGGGCATAGATGTGGCCGTCGTAATACACCGGATAAATGACACCGTTAAACGGAAATCCGTTGTTGCTGTCTACTGTGTAGGATTTTATCAGGGCTCCGCTTGAGAGACTGTAAATCCAGAGTCCGCCTTTCCTGTATGAAACGCCTGAATTATCGAAAGCCAGGATAACCATGTCTTCGCTTTTGACGATTTCCATGGAGTTGAAGCCGACACCGGTGGATTCTGGGGCCATGTTATATGTGTAGAAGATTTCGTTCCATCGGTATTTTCCGGTTATCGGATCCATCGTTTCGGTTAAATCGATGTAGCCAAACCATAGAGTGCATCCACTCCATGCGTATGTGTGTTTAAACAGGATATAAAGTCTGTCTGTTGCTTCATCCACCTGGGTTGCTGCAACGGTAGCGGCTCCGACTACCCCTCGCCAGTCAACATCGATATTCTGGGTAATCCCGTTGACGTTGTCGCTCTGGAAATAATATTCCGTGATTGTCTCTGCATCATGATTGATGGCCATGGCATAAAACCCACCGTTGGCCGTACCGACAGCGGCATATTTGCCGTCGCCCTGGTTTCGATGCCACCACACATGCGTATTGGCGAAAATTGCATTGTACCCGGGGGATGATTCGTACGAGTAGCATTTTTCTACCGACCATGTAACGGTGTCGATTACGACAACTGAGCAAAGGGCTTTTGTTCCTGAGTAGCTGTAGATGTTATAAACATAGAGTTTTGCAGTAGTTCTATCAAAATGCAGGTCGGTCGTATATCCGCACCACTGGCCGGCGCTGCACCATCCATAAGTGGATGGGTCGGCGTGAAGGGATGCAAGTTGCATTGTGTAGGCAAGGGTTAACTGACCGTCTGCCCCTCGGGCTGCATACGGGTGAACGGCTTTCGTTCCGTAACTGGCGATGGATGTTATGGCGGCTGGGGTTGACCAGTTTGACCCGTGATCTGAGGATATGGCGTAATAGATGTTTGTGATTTCGGAGCCGTCGAGCTTTAGCGCAGTAACAAAATCATAAAAAAGGCAAAGGTCGCCGGTTGCGTTATACATCAAATTCGGGTTTGATTTTCTGCGCCCGCTGTCGGTGTCGTCTCCTGGCAGATCGGTGGTGGCTGTTCCGGATAGATATACCCGGCATGTTATGTCTCCGTTTGAGATATAAAAATATCCGCTATAGGCTTTCTCTTCTTCTGGTATAAAGATAATATTGACGGATTGAGAGGCAAGAGATGCGATTTCTCCGCCCTGCCAGTTGCCTTCAAACCCATCCGGGCAGGTTACAGATACCGTTGTGGCCGCGTCTGTTCCGTTTGTTATCGTGATGGTTTTGGGGATGGATTCTGTGCCTGATTCAGTATAACCAAAAGTTATCGATGTTGGCAGAGCGGTAATTGTGCCCTCTTCTGGTTCCGGGTCTGGGTCTGGGTCTGTGCCGCCATAAACGTATGTTTCAACGGATTCTACATCTACCTCCCAGTCTATGGAGTCATACCAGGCGTTGTAGACACTGGCTTCGACCGATAACATAAATTCGTTATTGTAAATTTGGGTATTAGACGATCCTCCCGCGACATATACATACATCCAACCAGCTTGACTATCTGTAATCATGTCCTCATTCGGGTAATCCAAAATAGTAATTTTACCCTCTGCGTTTTCCGCAATCAATTGATCTGAGGCTTCAAGTACTTCCAGAGTTCGGGAACCAGGATCAGTCGCTCCAGTGGTACTCAGCACTGTAGGCACTATTTTGTATCTTGCTCTAACAGCCTGTCCACCCCACTCGTATATAGATAAAGTTACTGTCAGCGTTCCTGGTGGAATAAACACACGAAAACTAGGGATATATCCTGTTACCAAAACGAAAGGCATACGATAGTACCCTGTAGCGGCATCAGCCCTGCCTAAATCTTCATGTAAAGATTGAAATTGCGTTGGGTTTGCCATTTATATTCCCACAATCGATTCGGATGACCATGTAATAAAATCTGATGATGTGCGCTGCATTAAAAATTGTTCTGTCGTGTCGATCACAGTTTTTCGGTAGACGCATAGATAACCGGATGTGGATAGTTTGATGACGCATACCTCTCTGACATGATAGTCTTCGCTTGCGTAAAACTGGATGGTGGATGGGCTTGTGATGATTTGACCGGTTTCATCTATTTTAAACGATCGAAGTCTTATATTGTTTTGATATCGATCTGAAAAAATTATTCCAATAACGCCTGAGATTATCTCTACCAGGGCCGCCTCGTACATGGAAGCGGAGCCGGTCAGCAGGATAACGTCTGTAAATTGTATTTTACCAGTGTCTGAATATCGATACACCAATGTTGTGCCTACAGACAGCACCATAGCCAGCCTGCCAGAAGACGTCTCGATCAGGTATGGATATTGTTCGGCTGTGGGGGATGTGTTGAAATAATTCCCGTCGAATGGGATGGCATCCACGAAAGAGGAGCTGTTGACCCGGCAGATGGGGGCTCGGATCAGGGAGTCCTGGGCGGATTTTAGTGTTGAATCAAGGATTATCATTTTATTCAGTTACCATAAGGGTTAACTTTACGTTTTTTCGATATGATAGATCGTCTGCAACGACTTCAAAGTATTCTCCCGACATATCGGTGATAACGACTTGATATGTGCTGCCGCCGATGTCCGGGTTGAACTCGACGGGGTCTATCGAGAGATACACATCGACAAGGTCGTCGTATTGTGCGGCCGGCATAAATTCCCATTCCAGGGTGATGATTGATCCTGGCCATACGGCTGTCCACTGGAAAACCGCGTTGGATGAATATGTCTGCACGGCGGCGACGGATTTTTTGAGGGCCGGGATTGATTGCCGGTCTGGGTTGAATGTGAAGGTTATTCCGCCGAGTTGTTGCATGATGACCCTTAAATATGAATTATAGGTTATTTCGTTGTGAACGTAGTAAACATGGGTGTTTGCAATCAGGCGCTCTGTAATCGCCTGTGCGGCGTTTTATATGCACGGTTAATGGTAAAGTGTGCTTTAAATTATGAAAGTTGTTCCCTCATAACCCGGATGACGGTTCTCTCTATTTCTGATGGCAGCGTTTTTGACAGCCACCGGGCGTTGTCGGTGCCGGTGATGCTGACCGGCACCGATACTGAAAAACCCTTGGAGGATACTGCGCCGCCGTCTGCGTATCCAAATGCTGGGCGATAGGCCGGAATGTTCGGGAGATGGAATCCGTTGAAGAAATCTTTTGGGATGAGTCTTTGACGTAGGGCTTCCATGACTTGCGCGCCGTAATAGTTAACGGATGATACGGGCTGCACCCATTCTCCGGCTGTGGCCCGGATCATGATGTTGTCTGCTGTGGGTGTTGGAGAAATACCTGGGATGCGTCCGCCGTCTGCAAAGCCGATGGCGACACCGGATGGGTTGACCAGGTTCATGCCGGTCATGTTTGGGACTTCTCCGCCAGCGGAGAAACCAAACATGGAGGCGAATCCCTTCATGGCGGATAGCATGATCCAGCGGGCGATCATTTCCGATATCATGTTGGCCCATGTTTTGGTGATGGACTGTGCAAATGCCTGGAAATAATCTGTTGCGGATTTAAGTTTTCCGCCGAAAGCGTCTTCGATGAGAGATGAAAAGGATGTTTTCATGTCTCCGATAATGCCGTTGAACAGGTCATAGCCCTGCTGCCCGGCTTTGGCTTGATCTCTTATCAGGTCTTTGTAGCCTTGTTTCCAGCCTTCGTATATATCGTTTGATGTTAATGCCTGCTGTTTCTGGATGCTGTAAACTTGATCCTGATACCATTTATCAATTACCAGTTGATCGATTTTAAGTTGTTTGTACCGGTTCGCCTGTTCGTTTAGAATCTCGATCTGGGCGTCGTAGGAGGCCTGACTGGATTCGCCCATGGCTTGATACATCGAGGCGATTGCCTGGGAGCGTTCGAGGGCGGTTTTCTTTTCTGACTCCAGCAGTTCGTTATTTATATCGAGGATATCTTTTTTGTGCTTCTGCTCCAGGATATACAGTTGATCCTCAAGGGTCATGCGTTTTTTTATTTCGTCTTCTACTGCCAGTTGGTTTGATATGGCCTGTTTGTCGAGTTCAAAGGTCTTGTTTAATATGGCGGTGCGCGAGGCGACATATTGATCGATGGTGATGATCTGCTGGTCGTACTGGTTTTTGAGTGATTCGAGTTCTGTTTCGGTTACGGCTTTGTTCCGGTCTATGGCGCTTTTGGATAAGGCGTCTTCGTAGTCGGCAATGTCTTTTGCCTTCTGCTGATTCAGCTTTACGATATCGCGGGTGTGGGATTGCTCCAGTTCGAATAGTTTGGCGTTTGTTTTGGCTTTGGCGTCTGGGGTCTTATCGTTTGCGGCGATTTCTTGAAGGACGGTGGCCTCTTTGTCGTATTCCTGATTGATGATGGCAAGGCGGTCGGCAAAGTATTTTTCGAGGGATATGCTGCCCTTTTTATAGGCGTCTTCCAGAAGAAGGAGTACTGTCTGATTGGCGGACTTCATTTTATCGAGTTCTGAGGATATGACGGAGCTGGCAGACTTTAAGTCTGGGATTACTTTTTCGGGGGGGAGAGATGACTTAAGGTTGGCTGGCTCTTCGGTGGGGATTTTGAAGGGGCCGGCTATCCATGGCTTATCTCCACTGTAAGTGTCTTCTCCAAAGATTTCTGGGTGATCTTGTTTGAACTGTTTTATTTTCCTAAAAGTTAAATCAAAATAACCGAGTAGAACGCCAATTCTTCCGAATAGAATCCTCCCAACAAGTCCCGCGCCAATTCCTGCTTTAATGTCTTCCGGTAGGCTGTTATACCATTCCAATAAAGGGTTTATGGCTTTTAGAAAGGTTAAAACAGCAATCGGGAAATCTGTTGCCAGTGCCTTTGCTGTATCAGTTACGGCTTTACTGAGGTTCTGTAGTGCTTTTTGAATATCTGGTTTTGTAACTTCCGCTCGTAATTTTTCAAGAGCTTCTCGCATATCCTTTATAAAATCAGACATAACCGGGTCGAAGGCTTTGCCCATGGCGACCTTGAAGTCAGGAAGTTCTCTGCCGGTCAGGGTGCGGAGCTGCTTTCCGGCGTTGGTCATGGAGGCCTCGTATGCTCCGGTGATCCGGGTGGAGGCTTCGAGTGCTGCATTGACGCGGATCATCATTTTTTCCTGTTCGGTAAATGATGTTGCCGCGCGACCCGTTTCCTTGGCTACTTTTGCGTATGACTGCTCCCAACTGACATTGATTCCGATATTCCTTAATACTTCGACTTGTGCGGACTGGATGCCGTGGATCATGGCGTCCAGGGCTTCGCTGGAATTCATGTTGCCAATGACTGCTGCGTCCTGGGCGGCCCGTGCCAGTTTGGTGGCAAGGGATAGATCGATGTGCGCCTGGGATAGTTTTGTAATCGCTGTGCGGCTTTCGGTCATGGATATGCCGGTTGCACGCATTTGTTCATCGACGTAGGCCAGTTGCTGGGCGGAGTAGCCGGCGTTTTTGCCGACAACGTTCATGACAATGCCCATTTCGGCAAAGCGCGATGATGCAAGAGCGGTGTCTTTTAAAAAATCACCGATTTTATAAAGGGCGATTGCGGATATTACGGTTGATATGGTGCTGCCCAAAGAGGACAGGGCTTTGTTGGATTCGGTGACGGCGCTGTTGACGGATGAGGAGAAGTCTTTGAATTCTTTTTTGGCCTGGGAGATGCCGGCTTTGAGGCCTTTGTCGTAGGCGTTGAGGATGATGTTTATGTTTGAATCCATGTAGGCAAAATCCTCTTTGGAGACAATCGGGTGATTATTGTAGGGGAGACCGGCCGGTCGCCCTCGTGCAGACTGCACATTATTTCGAATACAATTTCAACACCATTGGTTGCCTGGCCATCGAGGGCGACCGGCCGGTCGCCCCTACATTTAATTTTTAATGAATTCTTGCCAGTCTTTGACTTCTGCCTGGGCGTACCGCATGGCAAGGGCCATTTCTTTGATGTGGTCTTTGCGGTTTTTGGCGTTTTCTGAAATGGCGGTCAGGAAAAAAGAGTAGCCGTATTGCCAGACTGACTTGTGTCCGGATTCGATGAGGCGACAGATGGCTGTGTTAAAAGCTGCATGGCTGTCGCTTCGATGCTTTTCATCAGGCCGCTTTTTTCCATCAGGGCCAAAAAAGAGGCGTTGACCTCCTGGACGGACTCCCAGATTATAGCAAGCTCGCTTGGCGCAAGATCATCGATATCTGCTGCAGATAGATTTGTGACAAGCGGAAGATGATCAAGAAGGGTGGCAGATTCGCCATTGAACACCGCCTTTATGTCTTTGACGCGGAGTTCTTTTATTGTGATCTCGCGGTCGTCTATTTTGATCTGTTTTATTTTTCGCATGATTTCCCATTTTAATGTAGGGGCGACCGGCGGGTCGCCCTCGATGGTCAGGCGACCAATGGTGTTAAATTGTATTTGAAATAATGTGCAGTCTGCACGAGGGCGACCGGCCGGTCGCCCCTACATGGTTATGAAATTACTGTTGCACGGAAAAATGGCTCGGTGCTGTGAAGGGTTGCGCTGGAGAGGATTTCTCCGGTCATGGGGATTGATGCGACGTCATCAGAGATGAGGCCGACGGAACCGGATATGGTAAGGGATACATCCCAGCATTGCACGCGCATTTTGGGGCCCTGGTCGGGATCTCCGATAAACATGAGTTCTCCGCGTGATGTGGAGTTTGCCATGGCTCGGACGGCCCGGAGGGTATTGGCCTCGTAGTCGTAGGTCAAGAATGCAGGGCTGGTGATAGCACCGGATGCGAGCATTCGGATAAAGCCTGCCTGGGAGTCTACATTGTAATCGGTTCCGGCGACATACCGGGTGACGATGGGGGAGGCGTTGCCGACGATGATATCCTCGACGGTTTCAACGGCGGTGATGGTGGCGGTGCCGTTGCCGGTTCCGCCGGTGATGGTTTCACCTACGACAAAATTATCGGCGGCGATTACATCGTAGAGTTCTACGTATGTGCTGGTTTTCCATCCGACTTTTCCGGCTGCTGAGCTGGTGCCTCCGGTAATGGTTTCCCCGGCGGCAAAGGCTGTGCCGGTAACTGTACCGTGGGTGATTTTGGTGACATATACGTTGTGCTTTCCAAGATCGACATATTGATCATCGACAAGGGCGGTGGATGTGTTTGCGACATATCCGGCTGCTTGAGACGATGTTTGGAGTGTGTCTCCCAAAAATGCCAGATTGATGTTTTCTGCGGAAAATTCTTCCAAGGAAAACGTGGTGGTGGCTTTTTTCTGGGTGATAAGCTCCAGGTCTTTTTCTTTGATGCCGCTTCTGCTGCTGTAATGTTCTGCTTTGGTGAGTTCGATGGCCAGCTCGAATTTAGGCACATTGCCAAGGTCGATGTAGGCGGTTCCGCCACTGGTCTTAAAATAAACTCGCCCTTTACCGTATAGGTAATTTCCGTTTGAGGATGCAAGTGCCATGTAAATTCTCCTTCTTTATAGTCGTTTACTGATGCCGCTTCTGGCATCGGCAATAAGTGTGATTCTTATTTTGGTGACGGCTTCAAACAGCGGGTAGTTGGAGAACGTTCCGGATGCGCCGGCGCTGTCGATGCTGGCTATTTTTGCCCGGTAAAGGGCGTTTTCGATTAAGTCTCGGAGTTCTTCGGCGTGCAGGAACCCGGTATAGGTGATGCCGTTTGAAATGGATTGTTCGGTATCGTTTACAACCTGGGCGCTGATTTCGACGTCCCAGATGTTTCGGTGTTTGTCTGCCCCTCTCAGGCGTGACGCGCTGTATATTTCGGCCAGCGGGTATGCCGTGGATGACAGGGCGTCTTTGTCGTCGTTAAATCCCAGATAGAGGGCGATGCTTCGGCTGTAGTTTGTGCGGCAGAATGTTTCGATTCGGGCGTCTGCGGCCAGCGTGTCCCGGACGAGTTCGAGCATGGCGGTGGTGTCGATCATGCTTTTGACCCTCCAAAGATGTACCGGTTCATGGCTGCGGCGAATTTTTCATCAAGATTTTTAACGATGGTGTTTTTCTGTTGATCGAATACGGGTTGGATGCTTTCTCGTTTGGGGACTTTAAGCATCGTGGTGCCTTTTCGGATGGGGAAACCCATGGCGAAAAGCATTTTGCGCATGCGCGGGGTGATGACTTTGGTGTAGCCTTCGGCCTGAAGGTGAAGTAGGAATCGAAGGCGGTCGCGCTTGGATTTAAAAAGTCCGTTCTGGAAACTGACGTCTACGGTTTGGGTGTTTTCATCGTAAAGATATCCGATGGCGTTTTTGATTCTGTCTTGTGGGTTTTTGCGGGTTGAGAGCATCACGGGTTTGTATTCGCGAACACGGACTTTGTGGCCTTTTTCGCCTTTCCAGACCATGCGATAATTCTTGACCGATCGGGCGCGGCCGTCTTTTCCGTAGCGCCTGGAAAGGATTCCGGTGTGCGGGGAAAGATCTGGCCATGAACCATCGACACCACGGCCTGCAATGACAAGCTTGATGAGCTGAGACAGCCGAAAGCCTTCGGATTTCATCGCGGAGGCAATGGCCCGGGTGGCATAGCCGGGGAAGTTATCGAGCATGTACTCCATGTTCTCGATAGATATTTCCCCGCGACGGTCTATGGTGATTTCAAGCATTTCTATTTTCCTGATGTAAACATCTGGTTGCGGATAAATCGCAGACGGCGCGATATGGTGTCTGCTGAAACCTGACGCCAGAAAAACCAGGTGGCGTCGTCTACGATGGCGGTGGTGCGTTTTGTTGGGATGTCGTTGTAGTCTGACCTTAGAATATCGAGGTCTAAAACATCGAAACGGAGACCGCCGGAATCGACGTCGATTTCGTAGCGGACGAGGGCGTTGATGTATTCGCCGTTTAGGATGATTTCTTCGCCTAGACCGGTGACGGGGTCAAAGATCGGGGCGAGGGCGGCGCTGAAGTCTTCGTTTAGGGTCATGTGTTTTTAACCATTAAATTTATTGTAGGGGCGACCGGCCGGTCGCCCTCGATGGCCATGTACCCATTGGCGCTACCATGTTCCAAATATTGTGCAATCTGCACGAGGGCGACCGGCCGGTCGCCCCTACGGTGGCCATGTACCCATTGGTGCAACCATGTTCCAAATACGGTGTGATCGTTGGCGACGGTTATGCCGTGATGTTCGACAGCAGGTAACCTGCTCCGGAAAATGTTAGGACTTCTCCGACATAGTGGCGGACGCGGTAAACGTTTGAGCGGATGGCTTCTTCACGGTACTGTTCGGTGGTTAAGATTTGGGGGCTGTCGCCAGTCCACAGGAAGGTGCGGCCGAGTGATGGTTCTCTTAGGTTTCCGGGGGCGGATGCTTTGCGGAACAACAGGACATATTCGTCGTCCCAGATGTCGGTGAGGGAGAAGGCCAGGCCTTTGCCGGCGGAGTCGCGCATGGCGCCGGAAATAAGGATGGTGTCCATGCCGAAATAGGCTTTGAGAAGATCGATTTTGGCCTGCATTCCGAGAATCTGAACCTGGTTGGCGTATTGGGTCAGGGTCTGGATTTTTGCGGATCGCATGACGTTTTCAAAGACTTTGAGGCTCATGGCCATGGCGTTTGGTTGAACACCGGTGGCGTAACGCAGGGTGGTGATGGCATCCTGGACGTCGTCGTATGGGGTGCAGGTTGCGGCAGTACTCCATTCAGTGGAGACGGATCCGGTGTTGGTGACGTTGCCGGTGTTAAACACTTTGGCGGCCACGCGCATTTCGTGAGCACGCATGAGGATATCGGTCGCCCGTTCTGCGGCAATGGACTCTGCATCGAAAAAGCGGCTGTAAAGGGCGGATTCGCTGTCGTCTACCGGGGCTTCATAACCATATTCCAGGCATGAATAGGTGGCAGTTTCGAACTCGAAGTCGTCCCGGGTGTAGTTGCCTCGGGCCTCGCGGCGGATAGAGGACGGGCTTTTCAAGAGTGACTCGACAGGGATAACGGGATAATCGGCTGCCTGCTCGGGGGTCTCGAAAACGGGCAGGATTTCCATCCCGATAAATCCCCGATTAGGAGCGGCCATGGCGTATTCATAGGCCAGTGCGCCCAAGTCGGGGCGCTCGATGGTGGTTGCTGAAGTTGGTCTTGGCATAATGCCTCCTTATTATGGTTGATTGGGTTGATGGGGTTGACGGGGTTGATGGGTTGAGAACTTTTCAACCCTTTCAACCTTTTCAACCATTTCAACTATTTGTTACGATGTTAAAATCGTTCGCTTGTATTCGAGCCAGATCGCCGAGCAATACATGATGTCGGTGGTGTGCGCGGCGGGGGTAAGGCCTATGGTAAGTGTTTGCGCGCCGGCCGGAACGTCTGCGGCTGCTATGGTGGCGATTTTCTCCGCCCACGTGGCTGTCTGGTTTGTTGCGCTGGTGTCTACGACTTTGGTATCGCCTTCGTTAAAAAAGGAATCGACGGTGAAACCGACAGCGTCGGTGGTGCCGGCTGATTTGGTGCGGAAATGAACGACCAGATCGGCGGTGTCGTCAAGGTCTGGGGGAAGTGGGGTCTGGAAAACGACCTGGTCTCCATTTGAGGCTGCCCAGGATAGAATCTGGCATCCATCGGTTGCGCCGTTGATGGCTGAAAGGATTGGGGTGGTGTCGCTTGCCAGAAGGCCGCCGTTTGCCGATGCGTTGCCGACGTTAAAGGTGCTGGCTTCCCGCAGTGACGCAAGGGGAATGGGGACGAAACATTGAACGGATTTGCTGTCCTGGTAGATTTCGGCCAGGGCGGCTTCAACGGTTGCGGCTTCGGTGAATGTGCCGGTGTCTGCCAGAGACGTTCCGGCGGCCGTGGTGGCCTTGCGGTAGTCTGCGGCGACTTCAATAATTTTTCCGGTGACGGCGGCCTCAAGGGCTACGCCAAGAACAGAGCCGCTGGAGGCGTCGCTGACTTTGCCGTCTGCTGCCGCATATAAAAGGGTCCCGCGTGCAATGGCAGAGCTGACAACAGCTTCGAGTTCAAACGTGCCCGGGTTGTTCAGCAGTTTGATGGTGACGGGCAGGCCGTCTGCAACAGCGTATTCGGTTGATCCGATGGCGTCTTCTCCGGCGTCTGCATAAATGACTTCGGGTGGATCCATGGCGGTGCCGGATTCGACTTTGACCAGGCGATACGCGGCCAGGGCTTCGCCGGCCATAAAGGTTTTGGTTCCAATTGAATAAGACATAGTGCCTCCTTATTTGTTTTTCTGAGCCGTGAGAAATGTTGCGTGCAGTTCCGGCATGGATGCCTGCACGTGCCGCACGGCTTGCGCCTTGGTCATGTTGTGGGTTGCCATGGCAGCCTCGACTTCTCCGAAAAATGTTTTTTGGGTGGTGTCGGGCGGGTCTTGCCGGCTTTGGCCAACGGATGGGGTGGCGCTGTCGGCAAGGGTTTTAAGGCCCGTTTGTCGGAAGGTTCGTTCTTCCTGGTAGAGGGTTTTAAAGATTGCGCTTGCTGGGGTGCCGGCTTCGATGGCGTTGATAAGAACGGCAAGGTGTCGGTTATCTGGGTCTGCGGCCAGGATTTCCAGCACGCGGGCGCGCTCTGTGGCCACGGCTTCTGCGGCCAGCTCGGCGGCGGCTTCCGGTGCCTGTTCGATTATTTCGGATTTCGTTAACATTATTTTTTCCTCCTGGCCGATGGTGGTGTCGGCGGTTTCTGGGTCTGTCGATGATTCGAGTTCTGCTTCTATTTCGGAATCGGTATCGGAAAATACGGACATGGATGTGTTGCTGTCTGCGCCAAGAGAGACGAGGGAGACTTCTCCGACTTCTGATTTGAGCCAGACTTCTGCCGGGCCGCTTATCTCTTGCCCGTTGACGCTCATGGTTTCGTTTTTGGAAAGTGCCCGGACGCGAACCGGGCGGATGCCAACAGATGCTTGCCAGGGGTAGCCTTCATCGGCCAGGGAGAGGCACTCTTTACCGTCTGCTGTGGTCTCTGAGAATTTGCCGTTGACCGTAAAGTTTGATCCGTCTTGAGAGGCTTCCCCGAACCCGACAATTCGGTCTCGCTGGTGCTCGCGTAAAATGGGCATCAGGGGCTTTGACTGCATGCCGGATATGTCGAAAGCCAGTTTGCCGAAATAGGCATCGATGATGGATCCGGTATAGGCGTTGATCGAAAAGGTTCTGGATGATCGATCGGCATAGGCTGCGTATGTGGTAACCGATCCGGTTAATGAGATCGGTTTTCGTTTGATGGTTTGGGGTTTGGGGGTCATATTTCCTCATCTTCGATTTCTTGATCCGGGTCTTTGGGCGATTTTGCGGGCTTTTCGGGCGACCGGCCGGTCGCGCCTACGGGTGCATTGGCGTCTGGGGATAGGTCGATGTTTAGGCCTAGCTCTTCGAGTTTGTCTTTTTCGATGGCGCGTTGTTCTAGGATTTCTTCCCAGTCTCGGCCCTGGTTGGCGGCTTCTTCTGAGAGGGTGGAGAGATTATTTGTGATGGCTTCAGTTGAGGCCTTTATTTCTTTGACCGGGTCTACCCATCCCCAACCGCCGCCCAGCCATTGAACGCGGCAGAGTTCGGACTTGAACTTGTAAAAATCGGGGGCTTCGAACTGGCCACGGAGCCAGGCTTCTTCAAGAACCATTTCAAGGATTGGCTGGCAGAATCTGTCTCCAAACCAGCCGCGCCATTGATTGAACATGCGCCGGCCTTCAAGAAGCGATGCGCGGGCGGATGAGTAATTGGTTTTGGAGAAATCGTGGGCGATAAGTTCGTATGGGATGTTGGTTGCGCCGCCGATGATGCGGTACATGGTTTCGATGAAAGACGGGAAGGTGTCTCCCGGTCGTTTGGGGTCTACGACGTTGATGGCCTCTCCAGGGTTGAGATATCCGACCTGGCCGGGTTCGATGCCCTGGATGCGGGCGTTTGTTTCGGATTCGGTGCCGGTGGCCATGTTAAATGCTGATGCCATTGGGTCTGCTTTGGTGATAAAGACAGCCAGGCAGGCTGCCACGCGGGCGGCCACGACTTCGGCCTCCAGATAGTCGGCCATGTCTTTTAGAAAAGAGAGTACGGGAGCCAGAAATGGAACACCACGGGTTTGCCCGACGCGCTTGGTCGGGTAGACGTGAAGGATTTTGGGGCGTCCGTCTCGGTCTCGGGCGGATATGGGCGTCCAGGTCTGGGATGCCTGTACTTTGGTGGCCATGTCCCGAATCCAGTATTGGGTGGGCTGGCCCATTGCGCCGAATTCGATGCCGTTTATGGCTGTGGTATTGCGGGCCGGGTTTTCAAGCCGGTCTGATTCGACAAGTTCTATGGATCGGGACAGGTTGCGCCAAGGTTCTTTTGACCAGGTCGGGATGGCGATTATTTCACCGTCTTCGATTATTTTGGTGATGGCAAGGAGTTGGATTTCGTCAAAGTTTAACATGCAGGCGGAGTCTGCTTGTTTTGACCATGTGGCAAAAATGGTCTCGACCTGTTTTTGCAGTACGCGGGCACGCTCCCGGCTGATGCCAAGGACATCTGCTCTGAGGTGCGATTGCGGACGTAATCCGGCGCCAAGAATGTTTAGCTTGAGCGTTTCGGTGATGCCGGCTGCAATGGGGTCGTTTCGGTTTGAATCTCTGGAGCGGGCTCGAAGGGCGGACAGCTCCCATGATGGGGGGGTGGCGTCTGCGTTGCCGGAATTGATCCAGTTGGCGCGGAGACGGGATTTGCTGGCGGAGCGGTAATATCCGGACAGTTCGAGAAGGCGTTTGCTGTGCATGCGCTTTACGGCATAGCCAGGGGCTACGGATGCAATGACTCTATCCAGGATGGACGGATGATGTTTATTATCTTGGGGCATCGAACCGTACCTTATTGAACATGCCGCCGGATGCTCCGGATGACTGTTCTGCGTTGTAGCGGGTTAAGAGGGTGGTTTCTCGTTTGGAGAGTTCGTCGAGTCTGGCCCGCTGGACTGTTTTATCTGCGGCTCCGATGCTTTGCGCTTTTAAGCATTCAGTGATGGCTGCCTGTACTTCTTCGAGTTGTTCAAGGGTGGTTTGGATGGCCATGCGGAATCCCGTATTTGGTTAATTTTATGGGAAGAAATTAACACGGGTTTTTGGGCCAAAAACGAAACCGTACGGAAACGGTATGGAAACGGTATGGAAACGGCTAGGAAACGGCATATTAAATTGCTTGACATGGTTTTTTTTTGCTTGATGTATGAAATAATGCTTGACATTATCAAATAGATGGGGTATAAAGGAATCAACAATAAGCAATAACTCACAGAGAAAGGAAAATAAAAATGAAGATATCCGATAAAGAATTGAGACAGATTGAGGCCGAAATCGCAGATACAATCTATCACGAAGGCTCAGCCAGCCGGATCGTTTGCGCGAAAGCAAACAAGGTTATGGATAGATTCAGAAAAGAAATAGCAGCGAAAAAGGCAGCTTTGAAAAAATAAAACCACAATAAGCAATCAAGGATGGAATTATGGACAGAAAGGGAAATGACAGCTTTGTAAAAGAAAACCAAAAGCTGGGATACTACATTGACCAGCTCGTTAAAATAGGCATCCCTGAAGACATGGAAAGAGTACTGAGAATGGATGTTTTACCTCTAAAAAAAACTGTGAAGCAACAAGAAAGCACAAAAGATGAAGCAGCTATATTCTGCGTTGACGTAAAAAACGCCAATGTTTGGATCGTAAATCAAGGGGAATGGGGGTTCGAAAGAATCACTATTGAATCTGAAATTGGGTATATTGATTGGGGCCAAGGATCGAATTAAACACAAAGCGGCTAGGAAACGGCATATTAAATTACTTGACATGATTTTTTTTGCTTGATGTATGAAATAATGCTTGACATTATCAAAAAGATGGGGTATAAAGGAATCAACAATAACGATTGAACAGCAAAACAAGGAGATCGGATATGGAAAATGAATCTTACAAAACAGAAGCAGCCTTAAAGACTGGAAGCATTAAAGTTTTCTCAAACGACAAACTAGTTTCTTACAGCGATGGATCATATAGATATTACGATTCTTATGGCGATGAACTTGATATCGTTGATACTGATGCCCTCTATTGTTGGTTATCTGATGAAGAAATTGAGTTGACGGAAGAACTTGAAGAATGGATTAAGAAATAATAAAACAGCCCTCGGCAAGGCTCAAAAAGGCCTGATTTGAATGAACATAAATATGCGCCTGCACACCGGCCAGGGCAGCCGGATCAGGAACAAGAGTGGGGAACCTGCGGGGCTTTGACATCTGGAACAGCTCAGATATCCGCCTTAGAACTTGAGACCACTTGGGGGCCGTTCGATTCGGCCAGGGCGCAAACCAACAAGCCCTCGGCATGGCTCAAAACTGCCGGAAAGATAAAAGATATGGAATGCTCAATAAAAAATGACGACTTGATAAGAGATATAGATGGCCGTCCGATAGCGACTTATTGTGACGAATGCGGTCTATGGAGAGACGCAACTGGAGATATTATTTCATTCCTGGATAGAAACAGGATAAGAACATCTGGGATCACTATTGATGGGTTTCCGTTCGAGCTTGAATTTTGCGACGGACACGAATCAGACGAATAACAATGTGGGTGGCAAAAACTGCCGGAAAGGAAATGATTATGTTGATTTATGATATATTTTATGATGACGGTAAAAGCGTGGATTACGGTGTAGCGAACACAGACGGCATTAAAAATGCTGTAGCAGTTTGCACCAACTGGGATCGACAAAAGTCTTTTTTTGACAGATATGGTAAGCAATGGGAAATATCGGCAATAATACCAAAAAATCGTGTCAGAAAAGATTCATTTGAACTCGCTTTGTCTTATGGGTTTATGGTGGAATGATGCCAAGATGCCGGAAAGGAAAGAATTATGACGACTTATCAGGTTTTTGGAAATGGCGGGATAGAATACGCAACAGAAAACGCAAGGAGCGCGGCTGCAATTGCCATGCATTATAAGAAAAGAGGTATAGAACCCAGACTTTGGAAGGTCGAAATTCCTGACCCAAACGGCCCGGTAAGATCAGTTGAAGTCACAATTCAATCTTCAATCGACAAGACTGCGAAAGCTTTAGTAGCAGCTCAATGGGATAATAAATAATATGCCACGAGGTGGAAAAAGAGAGGGTTCCGGCGCACCGAAAAAAGCGCCGGACGACAAGAGGATCAAGACATCCATCCAAATACCCGGATGGATGCTTGAGCAGATAGATTTGATCGAAGGCAAACGATCAAGAAGTAAGGTGATCGTGGACGTTTTGAGGAAATTTTTCTTCAGGTTGGATATCAAATAATGAGAACACTTCCGGAATGGCAGGGTGAATATGGGTATTTCCCCTTGCTGACTCAAAGAGAGCAGTTGAACGATCTGGTGCATAAATACGCGCAGATCAACGGCTGTGATTATCGTGGGGCTTGGAAGGCTCTGGATAAGGCGTGGGAAAAAGAAACCGGGAAAACCCTGTCTTTGTTTCGCGCTCTGATGCAGCGGGAGACAGGGGAGAAAATAACCCTGCCTGAATATGTGATGCGGGCAGGGTTGATGGAGCGGGTGCTTGTTGTCGCCCATGGCATGATTGGCAATGTGATTATTATGTGGCTGAATGAACATGCGGGGTATGGCATGTGTAATCAAACAGCCATGGAGAATGATCGGCAAGATGCGCCAGGCCGCCAAGATCAGTTACCGTTTCCTTGATGATGGCAAGCGGCTTTTTATATTTAAGGGCCAGAATAATATATCCGGATTCGTTTTTTACGATGTTATCTTGCCAGATATCCGGATAAATCTTTCTGATGATCCTGCTCATGCTGTCTTCGAAATTTGACCCGCCACCGCATATAATGCAGCCGATGGCGGTTGCGCCGCGCTTTCTGGCTGGGTGTTCGGGCAGGTTGTGGGCTGACATGTAGCGTCTGCACATGGCGTCTGTCCATCCTGTGAGCGGGTTGCAGATATAGAGTCCTGCGCTTTTGTTGAAATAATATTCCCCGTCTTTTTTCTCTCGGATTCCTCGCAACAGATCATCTTCTCCGCCGCGCATACCGGTAAATTGCATGGTGCAGCGGAGTTGTTTTGTCATTTTTCGACCTGGATTTATTTTCTGGTTCTGGCAACAGGCGGACACATCGAGCTTAAAGCCCATGATCTGGCTGTTTTTGGCGCTCCAGTTGCGGGCTCCGAGTTTGCCCATGTAGGGCCAGCCGTGGTTGATCCATTGTTCTATGTAGTTTCTTTGTGGGCGGGCGATAAAGAGTTCCTGGTTGTATGTTTTGCATACAGAGCGGCAATGATCTTCTGTTTCTGGGTATTCCATGCCGTTTATGACTGTGATGACGGGCAGCTTCAGGCCCGCGTACCGAGAGAGAATGTCGAGCAGAATGGTGCTGTCGTTTCCTCCGGAATAGGCAAGGCAGTAGTTGTTATGTTGGCTGATGGCTTGATCGATAATCTGCAACGATTTTTTCATAATTGACCATTGATTGGGTTAATTTTTCAAGGGGGGATTTTTCTCCGGCTTCTGCATAGCGCCTAATTTCTGTGATGATGTCGCTGGTGCTGGGGTCTGTCATGATCATGATGGCTTTTGTGCCGGAATCGTTTGGCAGGCATACCAATGTGGATTTGGTCATGCTTTCCGGGTCGTCCTGCCATATCTGCATCAGTTTCTGGCTGTATTTTGCAAGGAGTTTGTCGATATCTAATTGTTTGTAATGATATTCTTTTTCGTTATTGATTCTTTCTTTTAATTCTTCTTTTTCGTTGAATTCTGATATTTCAAAGAATTTGATTTTATCGAAACCGCAGTCTATCGGGGTTATTTCGAGATTTTTTATTGCAACGCAGAATTCGGAATAATCCCATGTGGTGAGTTCTGACATTTTGTTATCGGATATTGATCTGGCGTATGCCTGGTCTTTGGTGCCCTCGTAGATGACACAAGGGAAGTCGCGCATGCCGATTGAAAAACCTGCTTTGAAACGGTGGTTTCCGGCGATGATAGCGTATTTGCCGTCTTCTGGGTCTAACCAGACGTTTAGGGGGTTTTGGAAGCCGTGGATTCGGATTTGTTCTGAGAGTTTTTCGATGCCTCTGGCGGTTTTTAGTTTTCGGGCGTTGTGGGGTAGGTGTTTAAGGTTTTTTGAATTGATGGTGATAAGGTTCATGGGTTGTTCCTGTGATTATGATGTAATATGTAGGGGCGACCGGCCGGTCGCCCTGGTAGCACGCCATAAACGAGATTGTGTGCAAGATCGAGGGCGACCGGCCGGTCGCCCCTACAGGGTTGAAATTAATGTTGGGATTTTGCCGGTTAGGCGGTTCCAGCGTTCTATGGTTACGGCGACGTATTCAGGGGATATTTCGATGCCACGGCATTTGCGGTGGAGGTTTTCGCAGGCGATTAGGGTGGTGCCGGAACCGAGGAATGGATCGTAAATTATTTGATTTTGTAAACTGGAATTTGATATCAATCTTTCTATCAATTCAACTGGCTTCATGGTCGGATGAAATTTGCTTTTTGTCGGTCGATTACATTCTATGATACTGGTTTGGAATCCACCATAAAATTTATGACCAGTGTTTTTCCATGCGTATAATATCGGTTCATGTTTGTATGCATAGTCCACACGGCCCAAAACATGATTATTTTTCAACCATATCAGCTCATGTTTCGGTTCTATTCCTGCACCATCCAACATCATCATCATCATCATCTGATCGCCACCTTGGGGCATGAAACAATAAACAGTTGCGCCATTGTCCATGACTTGATTCATGACATTGAATGCTTTTTTCCATAATATTTTTGTTTCTTCTTTTGACAAATGATCGTTTTCAATTTCAGTTTGGATTCGGTTACCTTTATCGATCGCATTTAAAAACGTGTTTTTGTCACTGTATGAGACGCCATAAGGTGGATCGGTGATAACCAAATTGGCTTTTAATCCATCCATCAACATTTCTGAAAATAGTTTATCCGTACAATCCCCGCACAAAACCCGATGCTCCCCCAGCTCCCACATCTGCCCGCTTTCCACCCCCCATTTCACCCGAAACGATTCGGCCTCGCTTTCTTCAGGGGGATCATCTTCATCTTTGCCGAGAATATCCCCAATATCAATCCCGCTTGATTTTGCGATTTCCTCAAGATAGGGCGCCAGGGCGTCCTGGGTGGCGTTTATCTGCTTCAGGATATCGGTCATGGATTGCTTGTTGGTTTCCGCCATGGCTGCAATCGGGTCAAGCGATAACAGTGCCTGCCCTTCTTCTTCTTCGGATAAATCGACCCATTGAACCGGTACGGCGGCTTCCCCATGGGCAATGGCCTGATCAACACGCAGGTGTCCGTCGATGATACGGCCGGTGCGTTTGTTGACGATTACGTTTTGAATCCATCCAAGAGCATCGAGGCTGCCGTTGATGGCTTCTTGTTGCCGTTTGGGGTGTTTTCGGAAATTGACCGGGTTTGCAATGAGTTCTGATGGGTTTGCAATGCCGGTTTCGATGATGCGGTTTTTCCATTTCATTTGGGATTGTTCCTGTTTTTATGGACGTTGTGGACGTTATGGACATTATAATATGTAGGGGCGACCGGCCGGTCGCCCTGGTAGCACGCCATAAACGAGATTATGTGCAAGATCGAGGGCGACCGGCCGGTCGCCCCTACGGGGTTGTGATTATTCTGCATCTGTTTGTGGGGTGCGGGTTTGCTGCCGGGTGATGCCCTGGAACCATAGTTCAATGTTTTCTTTGTGCGCATAATATCGATTGTTGATGACAACTGCCGGAAGGCCCAGCTTTATAAATTCATAAAAGCTGTCTCGGCTGACGTGCAGGTATTCGGCGATGGCTTTTTTCCCTATTAAAACGCCTGTGGTTTGTTTGGATATTGGCTGAACCATCCGCCTCCTTTTAATCTATCGATTTTTATTCGATTTCGTAGGGGCGACCGGCGGGTCGCCCTGGTAGCACGCCATAAACTACATTATGCGCAAGATCGAGGGCGACCGGCCGGTCGCCCCTACGGGTTATCTGTTGATCCATGCGCTGCCGCTGCGCTCGATCCATCCGCCGCGTTCTGTGTCTTCGTTTCGGGTGTGTTGTGGGTCTCGTTTTTTGGGGGAGGGCTGCAAAAACCGGAATCCGGCCATGTCGGCGGCGCAAAGGGCCAGGACTGAGCAGTCCCAGGCGTGATTTGGGCGGTTGCCTTTTGTTTCCCAGAAGCCGGTTTCTGCGATGTATTCAGCCGTCATCTGGGTTGCCCAGTCGATTGTGGTGTCGGCGCAGTATTTCCAGGATCCAGGGTCTGCAAAGGGGACTTCGAGCATGGACGCGAGTTGATTTTTAAAGTGGGTGGTATGCACGCGCACCAGTTGCAGGCCAGATGGGATGGGTTTATTGGTGCCGGGATAGAAATCGATCCGGCTCCAGGCGTGGGGCTGACGCATGGTGCGCTCGCCTTTGGTGGGGAATATCCGGCCGGGGTTAATGCGGCAGAAGTCGTAAACTTCTGAAGTTCGGTGGCCCATGGCGTCTATAAGGGATCGGGAGACCATGTAGCGTTTTCCGTCCGGGTCAAGGTAGGCGTCTGACCACAGCACTGTTTTGAGGGCTTCGAGGGATGTTACAAATCCTGATCTTATCTGCCATGAATCCTGTTCGAGGCCAAAGCCAAAGGCGCGGATCTCGTAAAAAAAGCCGTCGTCCTGGGTGTCGATGCCGGCAACCAGTCCGGAGACAACTCCTCCGCCAGGCACCCGGCCCATGGGTCTGTCGTCTCTGAGAGCCAGAATGGCGTCGTCTGTTTTCTCGTGAGAGTATTCCCGCCATGGTTCGGCCTCGTGGGAGTTGCAAAAATCTTTGTGTTTGTTTCGATCTTTTAGGCCCCATAGGAAGGCTGCGGCTGATTCGGAGAGCGACACAAACCGGGAGACGTAGGATCGCAGGTGGAAACCGATGGTCGTTGGTCTTCTGCTATTTAGAACGGCGGCGACGGACAGGCCCTTTTCGCGGTCTCGCCATTCTCCGGCCCGGACTGCCATGTTGCGCCGGCTGTCGTCCCAGATATCCGGGCAGGATATGCAGTGGTATTTCGCCAGTTTCTCTGTTTCGATGGCCCGGGGGTCTCTTTCGGTATCCGGCCATTTGATCTGGCTGAATACCATCTGTTGGAGCGAGTTGCAGGCAGGGCAGCGTACCCAATAATCAAAGATGACTTCGGCTTCTTCTGTGAGGGCTTTCCAGATTGCACCGGACTCAACTGTTGGCGTTGACATGCGGAAGACTTTTCTCATGTGAGAAAATGTTCGGGTTCTCTTTTTGGCCAGGTCGGCTGGTGAGGCTTCTTTGGCGTTTGGGGTGGATGGGTATTTGTCTTCTTCGTCCAGGACGACGTAGGGGAGGGGTTTATTGGCCATACGGGAGGCTGAGTTTGCCCATGCCATGTAGATTTTTGCGTGTTTGAGACGCAGGCAAAGAGAGGCTGTGTCGTCTGCATATCCGGTGAAATATTTTTTGAGTTGGTCGCTGTCTTGAAACATGGGGGTGATGCGGTCGCGGTTGTTTTCCCGGGCGGTGAGCTCATCTGGGAAAACATAGAGGACGTTTCCGGGCCGGCGGTCGGTAAGGTAGCCGATGACTGTGTTGACGCCGTCTGATTTTCCGCATTGCGGGGGCCAGCAGAGGATGATCTGCTGGACAGACGGGAACATGGCGGCATCCATAACGCCTGCCATGTAGGGCACGGTTGAGTTTCGCCAGGGGCCGGGGAGGGCTGCGTCTTTTGGGATGAACCGGTATCGTTCCGCCCATTCGGAGACGGGGATTTGTTTTTTGCGCCGCATGGCGTGACGGTCTGCTGCGGAAAAGCGGATTTTTAGGCGTGTGCCTGGGGCCTGCATGGCGGGGGGGAGCCATGCAGGGGTGATGGGGAGGGGTGGGTGTTTGGGGGTGTTGATTAGTTGGAGTTGCATGATGGCCTTTGTTTTCGGTCAGAAATCGGTCTGAAATCGGTCGATTCAATATGGCATTTCTTTTGATTCTACCAGTGTAGCCAATCTCAATCTGTTTGGAATTGATGTTATAAAATTATATTTTGTTTTCGTTTCTTCATCCAAATTGTCCATATCTGTAGCCTGAACGATATTGACAGCCTTTAAAATTATATTTCTGCCGCACACGATTTTCCTGTCTGCATATGATACCCGCTCAGATGGATTTAACACTAAAAACCCTTTGTTCATCAGTGATTTCAACACGAGATTGTTTTCAACAAAGAGTTTTTTGCGCCATGTATACACAACTGTCCTCCACCGTGAAGAATTCTTTTTTAACCCGATCAAATCCTCAATCACTTCATATGTGATCTTGTCTCCTTCTTTTGGTATTCCGATTTTTTGGATAATCATATCCACATCGATCTTTGTTGTCATCCGACTTGGAAACAACAGATTTTCTGGCCTTGTCATTTCGCCTCCATATAATATTTTATTTTGGTTATTGCCTTGGTCCTTACCTTACCGCACCTTACCTTACCGCACCGTACCTTACCAAACCTGGCCTTAGTCCTTACCTTACCAAACCTAACCTCACCCGACCACACCATACCCCTCCACACCAAGCCTTAGTCCTTACCTTACCTTACCCCACCCTACCGCACCCTACCGCACCCGACCAGGCCTTAGTCCTTACCTCACCTGACCACGCCTTAGTCCTTACCTTACCTCACCTTACCGCACCTTACCGTACCTTACCAAACCTGGCCTTAGTCCTTACCTTACCAAACCAGACCTCACCGAACCTCACCCCACCACACCTGACCTTACCGCACCTGAGCCTTAGTCCTTACCTTACCATACCCGGCCTTACCGTACCGCACCTTACCGTACCTTAGTCCTTACCAAACCTGACCAAACCTTACCAGACCTCGCCAAACCTTACCACACCACACCTGACCGCACCTTACCACACCTCGCCTCGCCTTAGTCCTTACCATACCATACCTTACCTTACCGCACCTTACCTGACCGTACCCGACCGGACCTTACCAATATAAATAATATCACTTGATCTCGCTAACATCCGCAATAAACGTTCCGAACTGACCGGGTGAAGGGCTTCCGGGTCTCCAATCACCTAACCCGCAGTAAGCTCCTCCGAAAAGCAGGATGTTTTTAAGCATTTCAGCCGTGATCTGTCTATCCGTAACCATCAAGGTTCCCGAACAGCTCCATTTAGACAGTCTTGGCCGGACTCTGACATGCTTGTTCTTGCCGATTTTGGCCCTCTTGACGAACAGTTCAAACCCGTTATCTCTGGCGAACTGCTCATGAACTTCAAAATCAAGTTCGTTTGCAAGCACATCGAGCATCTTTTTGTAGTTGATGGTTTTACCGTTGATAATCAGCGGCCAGCCAATCTCTGCACAGATAATTCCGCTCTGTGTTTGGGATTTCATGCTGCCTTTCCCGGTAGGGGCAGCACATTTCTTTCCGCCTTCCCGCAACATCGACATGATACAATCGGAATCCATCGTCATAATTCCGTTGGCGTCATAACAACATCCCAGCCATGACCACGCTGGTGTTCTATCATCACCCGCAACGGAGATTTTCTTGTTGGTTGGGTCTTTGGCCCATTTTTTTATACGTTCCGACCAGATGATGTTGTCTTTATGCAGTAACAGATCGTTCATTCCGGTTATTTCTACTCTGTAGTTCTTTTGCATCTCTTTCTCCTTTTGTGATAGTGGTTGTTTCCATTTTGGAACTAACCACTATTGTTTATGGTCATTGTGGACTTGCTGATTTGAGTTGTTAAATAATCCTTAACAACTGAAATCAAAACTCCTTCCCATGCCGATATTCCCGCTGCCGGTTATACTCGATTTTTGCGGCCAGGGCGCCGGCGATATCAAGTCCGGTTCCTTCAGCATAATCCATGATCCGGATAACGCAGTCGGCAAGTTCTACCGAAACGCTGTCGTGATCCGGAAGTTTATCATCAGGCGGGTTGCCGTTTCGAAGCCCTTCGAGGGCCTCGGACAGCTCGCTGTGCATGAGGGCTATGCTCTCTCCGGGGTTACGCTCTGCTTCCCACCAGCCGTGATTCGTTGCGATGTGGTGGACTTCGGACTGCATGGCTTCCCACGCTATGATAAATCTGTCTCTGAAGATTTCGTGAAGCTGGTCGTTATCGTTTAGGGTGATATCGTCGTCTGTGATCATTTAAACTCCTTGTTATCGAGGATATAAATCATGTTGTTTTCGATCTGGATGATCGGTGTCGGGTCTGATATTACGTAGGCGTCGCTTGATACGTGCGCCGGGTAAAGCGTTAAATACGAAAATAGAAGTATGAAATAGAGAATCTGCATCAAATTTGATCCCGCCGAAACCCCTTTCCTTCGATGGAAGTTGCCATACGATGGGTAGTCTGGCTTCCTTGTCCGGCCTTGCGAGGGGTATTGGTATGCTCCGGTGGACGGGGCACCGGCCGGAGTTGGCCGGTCATGTAATCGAAAAAGTATGAAGTGTTGGTTCATCCTTCAGCCTTTGTAATTATCAGATCAAGCTCGTCCACCTCTGCAAATTCAGCCAGAAGGGCGTCGATTGCGTGATGGATCCGCTCGACCAGTATTTGAGATTTCTCGCTGATGCCGCCCACAAGAGATACCCAGTCCTGGGCGTTGGTGGCGACCGTGTGCTTAAATCCGGCTTCAAAAGCCGATATTTTAAGCGCTAATTCGATTCTGACGTCTTCTTTCAGCAAATATTTGCCTTGATCTCGATCCATGTCCCAGGTGAGTTTTTGAACCTGAACGGTCAGCTTTTCTACTTCTTTTTCAAGGCGTTTTTCGGATAAGGCGTCGAGTTTTCCGGCCTTGTTGTCGGCGATTTTATCAAGTGATTGCGTGTGAACATAGGCCAGGACATCGTTTAAGGTGAATCCGTCTTCTGTGCCTACCAAGAATCCGGCTTTTGCATCCAGATATACCTTGGATTTTTTGATCTTGTAACCCTCGTCGGTGAGCCATTTGACCACTTCAGAGAGCTTTTTAAACTTGATTGGCTCCGGTTCTGGTGCTGAATTGGATATGATGGTTGATTTCTGCTTATCCAGAGCCTTTTCGAGTAACGCAGACGCACGTTCGTAGCTTGAGACGTTTGCTGCTGTCGGGTCTTCGATCATCCGGCGTTTGGCGGATTCTTTGGTCGAAAGCAGGGCTCCGACGTCTGAATCTGCACTTTTATCGATCAGGTTCTGGATGTCTGTTGTCATTACGCCCATTCACCCCATTTTTTTTCGATGATAGGCTTTATTTCGGCCAGAAGTTCGCGCAGCATGTAGGCGGCCTGCATCTCGGGGGTGCGCATTTCGGAATATGCGTGAAGTTGCAGGGCCGAGTGAAGGTCTGGGTAGTCGGAAAAATCGATTGCGATGATGATTCGGTCGTCCCGGGCGGCGCTGATGGTTGCATCGATATCCAGATCATCGTAGGCGTTGGTCATCTGTGGATCGGGAATTGTAGGGGCGAACGGCCGGTCGCCCTCGTGGGGATCAAAAACCATATTGTTTTCATTCTGGACTAGGGCGACCGGCCGGTCGCCCCTACATGGGGTGTCTGGTTTTTTTCGGCAGTCTTTGCATTTGTGCTGCATGCCGTCTGAAGATCGGGCGTTTAAGGCGAATTCGCTTAAATTTTTTGTTTCTCCGCAGATTTTGCACACTTTTTGAGTGTTTGATAAATCGTTTTCTATTGATTCCATGTTTGCCTCCGTTTGGGTGCAGGTTCCACATCCTGCATTTCGGTATTGGTTGCCATCAGTTCGAAGTCTTTTGTCGTTGGCCAGTGCCCGACGCTTCTGGCACGCGGATCGTGACATCATGCAGTGAAGTTTTTCGCAGTACCAATCCATCATGGGGTTTCATTTACCTTTGCGATAATTGAAAGTTTTGTGTCCCAGTCGCCGTCTGGAATATCTCTGTAGATATCAATGTTGAGTTGTCTATAAAGATTTATCATAATCCGCTCTATCTTTGATCTGTCTTCGTGGTTCATGTGCCTGAATCCGTCCTGTTTGCAATAAGGATTGTCAAGAATTGATCTGAAAAATATCGCTCGATAGGGTTTTCTTGCTGAAACGAAAGCTTCCATGGCCGATGCCAGTTTGTAGTATTTGAAAAACAGGGTATAGGCCACGCAATCCACAAGAGTACGGTCGCTTACGACCATTCCATACATTTGTGCGGACTCTATTTCAGCCTGCAACTGGCGGGAGAATATCCACATCTGGGCGGCCTCTGTTGGCTGGTTGCAGTGGCTTGATAACACCGGCATCGGGCACAAACGGGATGTTTCCTGGATGATGCCGATGTTTCCGGAAGATATGTTCCAGATTTTTAGTTTTCTGGCCATATCAAGGACAGCCGTTGTTTTTCCGGTGCCGTGGGTTCCTGAAAACGCTACGACATTGCCGGGGGGTGTGCTATCGTATGGCGTCTGCAATTCTGTCATGGCTGATTTGGTTCCTCTGTGTAGTCTGCGGCTATCGTAAGCATGGTTATGGCCGCGTATTTAAGTGTTTCTTCGTTATGTTTAAACGCAGGGGCATTGTGCATTCTGCATGAGATTTTAAGCATCTGAACAGACAGATCCATGAGTTCATTTTTGATTGCATTGTCTATTTGGGCCATGATTTATCCTATGATCTGGCAGGTGATGGGTGATAATGTCCTGATGAAAAATGATAATTTCGCTTGTTTTCCGGTATTATTTCGCCTTTTTTCCAGCATTTGCAGCATAGGGATTCAAGGTAAACCCCGTAGCGGTAAACGTATCCGGCTATTGGGCGTTTGTGGCATGATTTGCAGGTGTCTGCATCTGGTTTGATTGTCATAGCGATATTGCCCTGTTATCTGATTCAAAAATTGTTGTGATGTAAAATTTATCTCCGATATCTTTCGGGCTATGGGCGCATTGTGGATAACGTTCGCACCCTACGCGTGGTATCCCGTTACCGATCCAACCTCCGGGGGAAAAATCGTATTGATGATGAATGCCGCAGCCCGGGCATAGGGCTGTAAATATGTAGCTTTGTTTTTCTGCCTGGCGCTGGTCTCTGGCGTCTTGTAGGCATTGTGGGCTTTTGCATGTTTTGCCGTAACCTTCTCCGATTTTAAACATTTCTCCGCAGAATGCGCATGATCTTCGGATACGCTTTCCATTTGCCAAGTTTAACCGCCTTACGCCTGCCTCGTATTTTGATTTGCAGGTCTGGCTGCAATAGAATTTTTGCCGGACAACCAGTTGTGCGTTGCATACGATGCAAAACCTGATGGGTATTGTGGCCCGGTGTCTTGCCCTTTTAACTGCAAGATTGTGTTTCGTAGCACATTCTTTTGAACAGTACTTTGAATTACTGGCTGGTAGTGGGGTGTTGCAGATTGTACAGTTTTGCATTGAAAGCTCCTGAATCGAGATCGTGGACGTTATGGACATTGTGGACATGGTGGACATGGTTCATCTGTTCCAGTAGTTGAAAATGCAAATATCAAACGAGCAGAAGTCGAGGCGATAGTGTTCTGAAATAAGGCATAAGCCTAGTTCTTCTCCACGCAAAGGGCAGGTGTCGGCTTTCTTTTGCCATTTTTCGCGTTCGACTCTTTCATAATCTTTCAGTTGCTCTGTCATATGATTGTTGCCTCCTGCCATGCGTCTGCGGCCTTTGCGCCGTGGGTGTTGTCTGTGTATTCGTCTGACTCATGGCCCATGAAATACAGATGCAGGCGAAGGACAGACGAGATGATCCGCTGGATTGCTGTTTTTTTGATTGGGTGCAGTTTTTTAGAAAAGTCTTCGAGTGTTGCCATGATAAATGATGTGAAAACCGTTATGGTTGTTTCGTGATCCATGGGGATCATGTCTGACAGGGCCACCAGTTTGCAGTTGATCCGCAGGATATCGCGGTGGGTCAATTGCTCGGGCCACAAAAGAAAGGCGGCATCGATGTTGCGGTCGATATCTGACAAAATTTCGGTAAGGGCTGGGGTCATGTGGGTCTGGATGACGAATTGATCCGACATGGTTTTGACCAGGCCAAGAATGGCAAGGGATTCGAGGGTGCCTTTACCGGACATAAATCACCTGCCTGCCATGAAGTTACCGGCCAGAAATCGACGGTCTAAAGCCATTCTGGAGTGAAACCGTCGTCGGTTGAATAGCCAGTCGCGCAATAATACGAGTTTGCTTGATGAATCGGGGTAAAGGCGGAAAGCCATCAGTAAGCTGTTTATTTTCATGATCTTGCCTCCAATAAGTTTTGTGCGTTGATGTTGTTTGCGCCGTGATTGTGCAGATAGCCAAAAACAGATGGATCAAAAAATATCAGGGTTGATAACCGGTTTAAAACAGACGGGTGCCTGTGCTGCCATTCGATCGGAGCATCGATTGTTAACCTGTTCGGGGTGACGATAATTTTGATGTTTCGATTTTTTTTCAAGAGATCGTGAAGCTCTGTAATATGTGAAGCGTGCTGGGTGTGTTCGGCCTGTTTTTCAGGATGATTTATAATTTGACCGGTGGTGTCTTCTTTTTTTTGCGTTATTTGGGCCTGTGGTTCATCCAGACGCCACCCAAGGGGCCAGCCCGATATAATCCATGTTCTGAGGTCGCTAATGCCTAATTTCGATTTCTGAGCGACGTCTGAGGGGTCTTTGCCGGCAGGGGAGGGAAGGCGAACGGTTTTATTGGGATAATTTTTATTCCACCAGGCATATCCGGACTTTCCGGCATCGTCGTAATCGAGGGCAATCAGGATGCAGGATGCTTGACTTATGGCTGCGGCTGCCCGGGTATCCGGCTTTGCATGACTTGTTCCCATGGCGATGATGGATGTGATATCGCCCGCGCATTGGTGCAGCAGGATTGCATCAAGTTCTGACTCGACAATGACAACTGACCTGCAATTGTTGGCTCCAAGGATCATCTGGGATGGGCTTGATCCTGGGACGATGTAATATCTGGGCTCTCCTTCCGGTCTGCGGATTCTTAACCGGTTGACCGATGCAGGGCCTGATATGTTTGGTATTACAAGGCCGGTTGGAAGCCACATGCGCTTTGGTTTTCCGGTATCGGGTTTAATGACGGTTGCAAGGCCCCAGGATTCTCGCGGTCGGTAAATATCTTCTGGGAGCCAGCCGAGTTTTAAGCTTTGGGCGGTTTCAAGCGTGATTCCTTTTTGCTGTAAAAGCGCTTGACCGGGTGATGATGGAAGCTTTTCGGCTGCCCATTGTGTGAGTTTCCACGCTTTTTCCATCCAGATATCAGCATTATCAAGGGCGGATGAAGGCGATGAAACTTTAGGCACAAATGCCGGACTTGACTTAACCGGAATCCGCAATCTTTGAGGAGCGCTTGATTCTGTTTTGTATTGATCCGACACAGACTCGTCTCCGGTGATCCGGCAGGCTGCCTTGAAGCCAATTTTTTTGGTTTCCATGACAAACTGGATTCGGTCTCCGGATACGTTGCATTGCCGGCACCAATATGACCCGCTGCCGTTGTTTTGTTCGGGCCAGATTCGAAACCGGTCGTCTCCGCCGCAGAACGGGCATGCTCCAGCGAATTCTCCGCCTTTTGAGTTGCTGATCTTTTTGGGTGCAAGCCCGTGATTCATGGCAAGGTCTAAAACGTTCATGGCGATTCCAGTTTAATTTTGAGGATTAAAATCCCGTAACGGCCCACCACCCGGGAAAACGGTGGCGAAAGGATACTTGGGGAGGCCTGGCTCCATTACTTGTGCGCCATGGTGGCCTTGGCGCTGTTCGGTTTAAAACATTCCAATAGATAAATACTTATTTTTATTCTTTATTCTTTATTATATGGAGGGTTGGAGGGTTAATATATATAAATATGTAAATGTGATTATTTAATATTATGTTTTGGCTATATATATGCGTAAAAGCTCCAAACCCTCCAAACCTCCAGAATGGGAAAACCCTCCAAAAAGATAAATACTTATTTTTATTATTTATTATCATTATCTATTATCTATTATATGGAGGGTTGGAGGATTAATGTATATATATATATAAATGTGATTATGTGTTTTTATGTTTTGGCTATATTATAAGGAAAAAGCTCCAAACCCTCCAAACCTCCAAAAAGCTTGTCGGGTAGTCGCCGGGATTTTGGCGATGGCTATCCGTCGAATAAAAGGCGGAGCCCGTAAAAATATACGATTCCCTTCTTTTGCCATTTAAATTTAAGCTTTACAGATGTGCTGAATGTTTTGTGGGCAGGTACGTATTTCTTGGAAACATTGGCCGAGTGCCATTCCTTGAAGGAATCATATAAGTCTGAGCTTGAAACCTGAAAATCTGGGCCTATTTCACAGCACGCATCGATAAAATCTAATATTGGATCTTCATCTCTGCGGTACCCCCCCGTTGCCTCGCAAACCAGCGCGGGAAGCTCCAACCCTCTTGTTTGCCATTTCAGACAGCCTCGAACCAGCCATGCCAGAATACCGGAAGCCTCGTTTTTAAGCTTGGATGGCAGGTCTTTATCTATCTGGCGCTCGTCGTTCTCTACCGGGTCTTCAATAAAGCTGACCAGGAACGGAACCAGGATAAGACGCTTCCAAAGGGCGAATTCATCAGATGGTGCATGGGGTTTGTTGTTTGTCATTAGGTACAACGTGTGAGATGGTTCGAAGCGGGTTTCATATCGATCGTGGGGATTACGACCGACGAGGGTGTCGCCACCGGTAAGGAGTTTGACCTGGCTGGATGAAATTTTGCGGCCGGCGTCTGTCTCGGATGCGAATGCGATTCGAAGCCCTTTAAGGGCCATGATGTCTGGACTTGGGCCAGACGATGATTTCATGTAACTTTGATCCAGCAGCATTTCTGAGCGTATCGGTGAGGCCATTGGCCCCATGATATACCGGATGGTTTCAACGATTACTGTTTTTCCGTTTCGACCTTTTCCGAAGAACACCGGCATGATGTGTTCTGTGGTAAGGCCGGTTATGCTATATCCGAAAAGCCGACTCAGGAACTCCGCCATGTCTGTTGATCCGGACATGATATCGGTAATTGCATGATCCCATGTCGGGCAGGGTGTGTCGATGCCAGTCCATTCGTGCGGGCAGGCGTTGTATAGAAGATCGCTTGGATCTCCCGGGTAAAGGTTTCCGGTTTTAAGATCAACGACCCCATTTTTTACCGGCAAGACCCATGGGTCTTTATCAAATTGATCTGATGTTACCACCATTCTGTCATGGCATCTGGTTGTAAAGGTAAGGCAGTTGTTGCATCCATGAACCGAGCGAAGCCTTTCGACGCGCTTGTAGATTCGCTTTTGCTTGTCGATCAACTTCTTTTTTGAATCGCTGTTGTCTTCTTTGGCTATGGCATCCACAAGCCTTTTTGCCTCCTGCAGGTAATGGGCTACAACATCTTCTATGGATGACAGGGCGTCTGCTGATCCTCGGTCGATTTCCCAATGATGGCCAGTCCATCGCATCCATTCTGTTGATGTCTGGTTATAGAGTCGCTTTCCCCTATTGACTGCAATGAACATCAGGGCGTCACCCAGTTCGTTTGCCTGGATGCAGTCTGAGATAAACTTGCTGTTTATCTCGATCGATTCTGATGAATCGATAACTTCTGTTGATCCTTCAGCAAGCACACGCTCAGCGACCATTTCCTGAATTTCTTCAATTGTTGCCATAGGTTAAGTAATTTCCATATTCCATTCCATTGTTTTCCTTCATCCGGTCACGATGAAGACGGTTATTTGACC